ATTGAGGTATCATTGACAGCGTTTCAGTTCAAGCTGTCAATGACGGTGCGCACATACAGTAGTGAATAGCGCACCGTTTGCAAAATACTTCATTTAACATAATCGTAAGTTATGCGAAACACGATGTTCATAAATAAAAGTTATAATGGTGATCTTATGAAATTATGTTTAGCTTATGTTTCTGTATTTGCTATACTTTTTCCAATAGGTGCATACTTTTTATACAAAATTACACGTGATATGAACGAATATTAGAATAGGGAGCATAAGCTCCCTAAATTTTTGCCGATTTTTGAACATTCGCAGAGTCCACGCTTTCTGGTGGTGGACTCTAGTCTCAAATTTGAGAATTTATAAGAATTTTCCTAAGTCTTTTTTTAATTCTTTTGATGAGGGTTGGATAGGGTAAATAGCAATTATAAATCTGCCAGATTTTTCAATTTTCTTTTTACCTCCTATTCTTATAAATACTCTTTCATCGGGTTCATTTCTGTGATTGTATTCACATATCATGATCTGTTTGTTTTTTTCCATAATGATGTATTTTGGAAATGTTTTTTTTACTATCTCTTTGAAGCTTTTACCTTTTTCTTTTTTTTGTAGCAAAATACCTATACTTACAGCTATTATGATAACCGTTGCAATTCCTATTAAAATATCCATTAATCATCTTTCCCTAAATACTTTCTTCTGTATTCCAAAACATCATTTGCTGTTAATTCTTTTATATGTTTTCTAATAAGAGCGTGGATAACATCGCTTTCCTTAATTTTTAGTTTTTTTTCTATCATTATGTCGATTGTTTTACGTTCGATCATTTCTGATTCCTCTTCTCTAAGTCTTTGTGATATCGCCATTTGTAACATTGCCCTATGTAATATGTGACAAATAATAATAAAATATGTTGAAATGTCACATGTGATATTGTATAAATCGCATTAAATGTGATTTGTGACAAATAACAAATGCTCGATCATCTATGTATAAATGCTCACTTTGAATCCAGTTTTTACTCTTTGAGTGAAACGGGTGAGTATTTTTTTGTAGATGTAGACTTACACAGTTTAGAAATCCCATTAGCTAGTAGGGCAGTTCATAAAAACGATGATGGTTCAATCACTGCATCATCTTTGTTTCATCCCTACGAGTCTGTGCCGACCTGTTTTACAGGTTTATCACTTAAATGTTTTTTCGATTCCAGTTACGCACCCTATATCCAGATTAAGGCAAGCCCTGCAAAGATACGTCAGGGGCATAACGTTTTTGGCGATGACGATATCGAAATGGGTGCATTTGAAATGATCGGTTTCTTTGCTGAGGCTTATCCGACATTGGCTCGCATGATCGACTGGAAAACCGCTTGGGTATCTCATATTGATGTGACATATTCGGCACGTGTAGGTGATGAGCATACGGCTAAGAAATTGCATGATTTCATGCGTCGTGTCACCAATGGACAGACGCAACTCAGCCAGAAGCAAATGGACAATACAATCTACTGGGGTGGTCAGCATTCACGCTTGATTAACATTAAGTGTTATCTGAAACACACTGAGTTTATGGAACAATTTAAGGAACAACAGGCATTAGCGAAGAAGAATAATAAAGCAGCAATGCGTGTTGTAAATGTCATGTCAGATAGTCGATTGGTCAATTGGACTGTGGGCGTGATGCGATTTGAAGCCCGACTAAAAAAGCGTTGGTTAGAACGTGCGGGCATCCCAACCAATCTTTTTGAACTTATCAAATTTCAGCGTAAAAACCCTCAGATATTACAAGCACTTTGGACTAAAGCGACTCATAGCATTTTTGAAGCCCTACGAGGTCAAACTATGAAACTTACTGACGATAAAAGTGTTCTTGAAGCGATCTCCAGAAGTGCTGTGGTAGTGACGAACTCTGGAAAGGTTTCACAAACACGAATTCGAAACATATATGCAACATTCTGTCTTATACGTGAACAAGGTTTAGATGAACTAGCTAAATTGCTTCCTAAACCTACGTTTTATAGACACATTTCTGAATTATGTGATTGTGGCTTTTCCAAAGCCTACTTGCAGAACTTGCATGACAACAAGGCATCAAATGTCATTCCCTTTATGAAGCTCGTAGAAATCGACTTTTCACAACAATTGCCTGAGTGGTACGAGCCACCAGTATCGCAATTTAACTACTCAATCGCATAGGTGAGCACATGAACACAGACCAAAACCCAATCATGATCGTTACTGGAATCCGTAAAGCAGCAGGGGATTTTGAAGATCAGAAAGGCAAGACAATTGAATATTCAAATACAGTGGTAACTGTATTACAGCCTTATTCAGACCGTGAATTAGAACAAGGTGCTATTGGTTACAAGTCAACGGATTACAAGATTAAAGGCGCACAGTTCTTCAACGATTATATGCACGTTGATTTACGTCAGCCAAAGCCTGCAAAGATGATCTTTCAATGGGATTTCTCAGGCAAATCACCTAAAGCCAATCTGTTGGCTTTGGACTTTGACATTGACGAATCAGATTTACCGTCATGACTTATTACGCATACATGAATAGCCCTCGTAGACATACTGCGCCTAGTACAAGTCGCGGATACAACAGGGCTGTAGGTGTTTTAACTCAAGCTGATTATAGCCTTATACAAGATTATCTTGAGTTGGTTTTATCAGATGTTCAAGCCAGAGGGCTGCATGGACATGTAGAAAACCTTAAGGCACTTCTTTGGCGTGTAGAACAAACAGGGCGGTTAACGAGATGAAATTTAATTTTAGAGCTTGCGTTCCTAAAGTTTCATTTGTTTTTACTGATTCCTATTGGAACTCTTATACATCTTGTGACGATTGGTTTTGGAATGATGAGGTCTACTTCGCATGAGCCATTTTTCGTATACATGCCCCAATTGCGGAAATGTATTTTTTTACAAACAACTGTATCTAAAGCACCGCTTTAGCTGCAAATAGGAATTTTAAGAAATGGCTCTATATGTTTGCTTACAGATCGAAGAAACAACAAATCAGTGTCAAAACTGGTTCGATTTGAATTCAAGCATATTTGCTATTACTGGTCTGCAAGCGTCACTAATAATCACAGCGATTGCAGGTTATTACTTAACAATGTGGTTATTAAAAAAACTAAGAACATCCGTTAAATGAGGAGATCAAAATGGATAAACAATCACAACTTACAGTAGTCGAACGCAACGGTCGTACTAAATTAACTCGTTTTGCACTTGTCGGCTCTGGTGTATCTGCACTTGCTATGTCAAATGCGAATGCAGCACTAACACTCGACCCAGCAGCTTTTATTACTGACATCGGTACAGCCGAAACATTTGGTATTGCAATTGGTCTTGCAATTCTGGGCTTTGTAGCAGTTATGGCTCTTGTTAAAAAGTCTCGTGGTGCTGTTAAATAACAAATGTCACGAGCGCGCGATGAGAGTAACTCGTTACGATTGTCGCGCGATTGTGACGATTTGAGATTAGCGTATGGATGAACCTTCTATATTCAACTGGCTTTTAGTTTACGTTGCAATTGTAGGCATACGCATTCTCTTAAAGTGAGTTTGCGTTATGTTTAAAAAAATCATTTCTTATCTAATTTCATTCTTTATTTTCTATACGCCAATTTTTGCTAATGCAGCATCCACACAAGAAAAATGGAATAACGCTCGTAATCAAGAAATTAGAAATACGATCGGTCAAAATGCCACGTATGGCAATAATTCAGGACGCATAACAGTTCGTAACTATGATGCTACTAAAAAGATGGTTGAAGCATCATTAAGTCGATCTGCTACTGTCAATGGTTCAAAAGCAACTGTTGAAGCTGCTGTAAAACTACCTGTAAATATGGGTAAAGTCGCTGCTACTACAGCTAAACGCTTGGCTCGTGGCGGTGTTGCAGGGATGTTAGGCGGTGCTGCTGTCCAATTGCTTTTAGATGGTGCTGATTGGGTTATGGATCCAGAAAACAATTCAATTCAAAAACCTGACGAAAGTAATTCTGAAGATAAATATCAATGCATTGATATTTCTACACGTACTGGTGTTTTCGGTGCTACTGCTACATCAGCTTGCAATGCTTATTATGCAAAGTTTGTTGGTTCAGTTTTTGATAGTGCTTCAGTCATCTATTGTGTACCTCAAAGAACTTATAGGTATCAATGTCGTGTTCAGTACAAATACAAAGGCTCTAATAGTTCTACTACATCAGATGCTGTTTATGCGGAAGGTGGGAAAAATCCTGATTATGACCCTACAAAACCTGGTACGACTCCTATCTCACAACAAGATTTAGAAAATGAATTACAGAAACAGGTGGATGCTGGAAACCCTGCTGCACAGCAATTAATAAAAGATGCATATCAAGCTGTAGATGCACTTGGAAATGCAACAAAGGATTTAGGTGCTGCTGTAGATGGCTTAAATGATGCAGTCAAAGATTTAACAGATGCATTCGACAAAATTGTTAAGAGCGATGATCCTGTAGCTACTGGAAATACAGATTCAGTACCGACTATCACTACAGGTGGTGAAGCTTCTGGTGATACGGATACACAGAATAAAGATAAAGATGGCAATGATACAGGTTCATCTAATTCAACATCGAATTTTCAATTGCCTGCATTCTGTGATTGGGCTGCTGATAACTGCGAATGGCATCAGGAAGATAAAAAACACCAGGCTGATCAAAAAACCTTTTGGGATAAAGTAACTGATTGGTTTTCTTGGACAAAAGATGAATCAGATTTACCCGATCGTGATGATACCGATCTAAATATAACTACTGATTTTGAAGAAAAAACAGTCACATTAAACGTATCTGCACAATGTCCTGCGCCAACCTATGAAACAGTTGTTCTTCATGGTGTTACATCACAAGTAAAGACATCAGATTATTCATTTATATGCTCTCTTGACTGGTTGATTAAACCTTTTGTTATTGGTTTTTCAATGGTTACAGCTTGTTTTATTCTCTTAGGCTTTCAACGCGGTGGGGATGATTAATGGGTAAATTACTTTATAAAATCATGGACTTGTTTGGCAATAATTTTGTCAGACAGTTATTGACAAGTTTGGGCGTTGGTATTGTTACTGGTGCGCCTGTTTACTTACTTCTTACAACGTATGTGAACAATGCAGCTTCACATGTTGAATCCCTTCCTTACATTGGCTTAATGGCTGTTTTCGGAATTCCTGAAGCCATTGGCATCTTATTTTCTGCAATCATGACTCGCGCTTACTGGGAGTCATTACGAATCAAATTAGCTAAGAGGAATTGACATGCCTGTTCTATTAGTCACTGGTAAAATGGGTCAAGGCAAGACTCATATGGTTATGAAGAAATGGGTAAATGAAGCTGTAAAAGCGGGCAGACCTGTTTATACAAATATTGATGGGTGTACACTTGATGTACGTCCAATACCTGAAAATGAAAAGGGCGAATTAGATTGGCTACTCACAGAAGAATCAAATGCAGACGCAGGTCAGAAGGGTGCATTGATTGTTTATGATGAAGCACAACGTCAAGTTGACAAAAAGGGCATACGTTACTTTGCGTGGGCTGCACGTGAAAAGGTTTCAACACGTGATGTCATTAGAGAGCTTGAATATCATAGACATTCAGGTCGTGACATTATTTTTATCACACAGTCACCCAAGCTTTTACATCTTCATTTACTTGAATTAGTCAACGAACACTATCACTGTACACGTCTCAGAAACGAGAAACGCTCTCAAGTTTCGCTTTGGCGATCTTGGCAAGAAAAGCCCGATTCACTTGCAGCAACAGAACGTGCTGAGGATGTTTTTTTTGTTCCCTTTGATGAAGAAGTGTTTACTCAATATAAATCTACTGAAGAAGTTACGGACGGAAAAACCCGTATTCCTAAATACATGTATAAACTTGCTGCCATTGCTATTGTTGCTTTTGGTATTGCCATTGCATTATTGATAAATGCATTTACTCACTTTTCAGGTGGTAAACGAATCGGTCAAGACAGTATCGATAAAACTTTAGCTGCTCAAAAAGCACTTGAAGAACGTTCTAAGAAAAATGTTAACTCAACTAATCAACCAGTTGATCAATTATCACCTGAATTGAAAACTAAAATTGATAACTGTATGAAACAGTTAAATTGGACACAAGAACAATGTCGCGATACATATGATAAAGAATTTGCAGTGAATAGACGTTCAGATCTACAGCAAGCAACACGAAATGATATGGATTCTGTTGTAATAGATTACTCACCGAGTAAGCCATTTAAAGAAGTACAAGTATCATATCAAGCGACTGCAAAACCTGTTTTTTCTGGCTGTATGACAGATCGCAAGGGCAACATTGTTGCATATACTCAGCAAGGCACAATCATTCATGATATTGATAAAAAAGACTGTCAGCGTGTTATGAACGGTGATCGTCCTTTTAATTATTTCGCTTCGTCAAATCAGTCAATAAATCACTCAGACCAGGCTAATGATAAATTGCAACAAAACAGTAGTTTATAGAACTTCATTATTTGTCAAAAATGTCAATTCAATATGAAAGAGGTTATGTCTAATGCTTGATCTGTTACACCGTTTTAATCTTGGTCTGATATTGCATCTAATTGATATCTCTTTAAATTGGTTTGTAATTTTTGTTATTTATCTATTTCCACTTATAGTGACTTTCTTATTTATTAAGTCATTTAAACGTTTTCTCCTTGATTACTAAATCCTCATTCCGTTTTAACGTGCTATTTTTAGAACGAAGCAGTCAGGGGAATTTGAGCACATCGAGATGAAATTGAAGTTATGTATTTATTTGAGTGCTCAAAGGCGTAGTCTCTGCGAAGTGTCATGATTTAACAAGCCTCGCAAACTTGCGTAAGCTTGCGATCACGCAAGTTGAGAAGTGGTCGGGTTTCGCATAACTCTATATTATGTTCATTGAGGTATCATTGACAGCGTTTCAGTTCAAGCTGTCAATGACGGTGCGCACATACAGTAGTGAATAGCGCACCGTTTGCAAAATACTTCATTTAACATAATA